TTCAAGATTACTGGAAGCAACTGGAGTTATTCTGACGGACTACTGTTCTTAGACGATCAGTTACTTGACGATAAGAATATGCCTGGGCAAACTTTGGGTATTCGCAGACTTCAGACTCCCTTCAAGAATCTGTTTCCTCTGCGAAATGCCCTTATCAACCACATCGGCATAATAAAACAAACGGGTAAAAACTTTATTGACTCAAAAGGCGATCCCTTCATCTACGACAAAACCTTGATGTGCAAACTTAAATACTATAAGATTCGCAAGGTTGATAGAAAAGAGGTCGCCTCGGTTTTATGGGTCAAAGGAATAAATTTTCCGTTTACAATTCCGAGACCTCCAGAGGACGGAAGAACTTGGGCAGGTATTTTACACTTAAACGATATACCTTGGCTGCTTTATGAGTATTCCGAAGAGAAATTAAAGGATACTCGCAGGAAAATATAAACTATGGCTAAACGTAGCAAGACTCTCAACGGCTCTGGACTAGAGCTTGCTGAGATAGAACCACTAACGCGCAACCAGTTACGTGCTTTTGAAAGCGATAAAAACTTAGTTCTGCATGGTTGTGCAGGTACAGGAAAGACTTTCATCTCATGTTATCTTGCATTTGATGACATGACAAAAAATCAGTATGAAAAGTTAGTAATCATACGAAGTGCAGTTCCTACTCGGGATATTGGTTTCCTACCAGGAACTGAAAAAGAAAAAAGCTCAGTGTATGAAGAGCCTTACTATGACATATCTATTGATTTGTTTGAAAGGGGCGACGCATACCAGATACTCAAAACTAAAAGATTAGTGCATTTTATGACTACTTCTTACATAAGAGGTATAACACTCAGAGATGCAGTTATACTTATAGATGAGTGCCAGAACATGACTTTTCACGAATTAGACTCTATCATAACAAGAGTCGGGGAAAACTGTAGAGTAATATTCTGCGGGGACTTTTCACAGTCCGATCTAAAACAGAACGGAATGAAAGAGTTCTTCGAGATTTTAGCCTCTATGAATCGTTTTGATTTCATAGAGTTTGGGGTCGAGGATATTGTACGAAGTGGTTTTGTAAAGGAATACATTATAGCAAAAGAGTACGCATGAAAAAAGCAGTAGTCAGTAACCGTATTTATCTTGAAGTAGACGATAAATACAAGGACATTTTAAGCAAAGAGCTGACCTATACGATTCCTTCGTTCAATCCAAAGGATCCACCTATAGTCATTAAGAATATGGCACGTATTCGTAGTAACTTAGTGAGCATCCCGATTGGACGAACGGATCTAATCCCAGACGACTACGAAATAGTTGATAAGCGTATAACAAAGCCAACAGACTTTCCTGAGTTTAAGTTTGAGTTGCGACCAAGCCAGAGAGAGGCTTTTGACGAAGTTGATGACAACTGCATAATAAACGCTTGGGTCAGCTGGGGAAAGACTTTTACAGGTCTTGCGATAGCTGGCAAACTAGCACAGAAAACACTTATAGTTGTACACACAGTCCCACTAAGAAATCAGTGGGCTGCAGAGGTAGAAAAAGTATATGGAATTACAGCAGGCATTATTGGAAGCGGTAGGTTTGATATTAGCAGCCCTGTGGTTATTGGCAACACTCAAAGTCTGTACCGCCGCATTCCAGATATACGTAGAGAATTTGGGACCATCATCTTGGACGAAATGCATCATGTCTCGTCTCCGACGTTTTCTAAAGTTATAGACTCAAATTATGCAAGATACAAGATCGGCTTATCGGGCACTATAGAAAGAAAGGACGGTAAACATGTAGTATTTCGTGATTACTTTGGACAAAAAGTAATCAAACCCCCAAAAGAAAACTACATGACACCAAGTGTACTTGTGTATCGCTCAGAAGTGCGATTTATGGATGGAAGTAACATTCCTTGGGCGAATAAAGTAACCCAGCTAGCATACAACGAAGAATATCTACACACCGTTGCAATGTTAGCCGCATTTTATGCCGAAAAAGGTCATAAAGTGTTGGTAGTAAGTGATCGAGTGCACTTTTTACAGACGTGCGCCGAACTGGCAGGCGAAAAAGCTGTATGTGTTACGGGGGAAGTCCCCCATGAGGACAGAAAAAAGCTCATGTCTAAAATAGCAGATGGGAAAGCGGATATTCTATGCGGAACACAGGCTATTTTCTCAGAAGGCATCTCATTAGACGACTTGAGTTGCTTAATTTTAGGAACACCAGTAAACAACGAACCTCTACTCACTCAGCTAATCGGCAGAGTGATAAGACAGAAGAAAGATAAGAAAAACCCAATAGTCATAGACGTACACTTAAAAGGGAATACTGCACGCAGGCAGGCTTCCAACAGGATGGGATACTATATGAAACAGGGTTACAAGATACAGGAACTTTAAAAAAATAATACTTGACATGAGTTATAATTTTTGATATAATATGTTATTCTATGATTGGAAAAAGATGTATGAAACTTGCGAAGGCAATACTGCCGAGATAGTGCGAGTTCTCAGAATGTTAGTAGAGAAGCAGATACCTATAAATCACTATGATAAGATTTACAAGTATTATCACATTGATTTCAGAGGAAGCTCTTTTTTACTGCATCCAGATGTTTTATTGTACAATGCTTATCAGTATTCGTACAAGGACATCTGTATTTATGTAGCAATGGCCAGTGCACGTTCATACGCTGAGTATGCTGCACACGGCAAACTTTCATTGGATCGAATTCATTTGACAATAGATCCTTTTATGTTTTTAGACAACCCTAGCCTACTTCGTATGGATGATGAAGGAGTTCATTTTCGGTATGAAGAAGCCCCAACGGAGATACATTAAAATGGCAATATCATTTAATCAGCAGAAAGGTTCTGCTCAAAAAACCTCAATCAGCACATTTCAGTACAAGGACGGTGACAACTCTTTCCGTCTCGTAGGCGACATTCTTGCTCGCTATGTGTACTGGGTCAAAGGCGAGAACGACAAGAACATTCCTCTGGAGTGTCTGTCTTTTGATCGCAATGCAGAAGCGTTCAACAACAAAGAGAAGGATTGGGTTCGTGAGTACTACCCCGACCTCAAGTGTGGCTGGAGCTATGCAACTCAGTGCATTGACAACGGTGAAGTAAAAGTTGTTAATCTAAAGAAGAAACTGTGGGAGCAAATCATAACTGCCGCAGAGGATTTAGGCGATCCTACCGATCCTGAGACTGGATGGGAAATCAAATTTAAGAGAGTTAAGACTGGTCCTCTTCCCTACAATGTGGAATACCAGTTACAGCCTCTAAAGTGCAAGCCTAGTGCACTTTCGGACTCTGATGCAGCTCTCGCTGCTGAAGTAAAGTCCATGGACGACGTGATGCCTCGTCCGACTCCTGACGCTCAGAAAGAGCTTCTTGACCGCATACGTCAAGAGACTGTCTCTGAGATTGACGAAACCCTTGAAGACGAGTTCAACGTAGCGTGATACTGTTTACAGCCGATTGGCACATAAAACTGGGACAGAAAAATGTTCCAGTTGCTTGGGCGAAAAAAAGATATGAGTCTTTTTTCGAGCAAATCAGCGAACAGGAGAAACAGTGTAATATGCACATAATCGGAGGCGATCTTTTTGATCGTCTGCCGACTATGGAAGAGTTGGAGTTATACTTTTCGTTCATACGCAGAGTAACTATTCCTACTCTTATATACGATGGAAACCACGAAGCTACAAAGAAGAACAAAACTTTCTTTACTCAGCTAAAGCAAGTAAGTAGAGACATAAATCCGTTGATTCATGTCGTAGATTTTTCTTATGTAGACACAGACAAGGGTTTTAGTGTACTTCCCTATGCGGATTTACACCGAGAAAGCAGTATAGAGTCTTTTCATACCTCTATGCCGCTGTTTACTCATGTGCGTGGAGAGATCCCTCCTCACGTAAAACCAGAGGTAGACTTAGATAGATTGTCTGAGTTTCCTGTAGTTTTTGCGGGAGATCTCCATGCGCATAGTAATACTCAGAGAAACATTGTATACCCAGGAAGCCCCATGACTACTTCCTTTCACCGAAACGAAGTAGAAACGGGGTACTTGCTTATAAATGACAAAGACTGGTCGTGGATGTGGGATAAGTTCTACTTGCCCCAGCTTCTTCGAAAAACAGTTAGTAGTCCTGATGAGATGCTTCCAAGTGAGTATCATCACACAATTTATGAGCTGGAGGGAGACATACAAGACCTCTCGAAAGTAAAAAACTCAGAGCTTTTAGACAAGAAAGTTGTAAAACGAAGTACAGAAGCAACTCTTGTTCTCGAAAAAGACATGAGTGTAGGAGAAGAACTAGCAGAGTATCTGGAATACATACTAGAGCTTCCTAAAGATAAAATATCTAGTATAATAGGAACATTTAATGATTACTCTAAAACAGCTACAGTGGAATAACTGCTTTAGCTATGGTTCTGACAATGAGTTACTGCTTGATGACAACACCGTAACTCAAATCATTGGAACAAACGGTACAGGCAAATCCTCTATACCTTTGATTATAGAGGAGGCGCTGTACAATAAAAACTCCAAGGGAATCAAGAAAGCAGATATACCAAACAGATACATCGGTAATGGGTACAATATTAGACTAACCTTTACCAAAGATGAAGATACCTATGTAGTTAGTATCGACAGAAAGACAAGTGTAAAAGTAAAACTTGAGAAGAACGGAGAGGACATCTCCAGTCATACGGCTACAAACACATACAAAACAATACAAGACACTATTGGTGTAGATTTCAAAACTTTTTCTCAGTTAGTGTATCAAAACACAAATGCGAGTTTACAGTTTCTAACCGCTACAGATACAAACAGAAAAAAGTTTTTGATCGATTTGCTGCACCTTGAAAACTATGTCGAGCTTTTTGATATTTTCAAAGAGGCGGCAAGAGTAGTTTCGTTGGAAATTAACGGAATACAAGCAAAGCTCGATACGATAGAAAAATGGTTGGCAGATAACAAATTGGGGGATACTAACATACTTCCCATGTTAGATTTACCAATTTCTTCGGATGAAGATGAGAAGCAATTCCGTCATCTTACGAAAGAAATTGAAAATATTTCGGAGAAGAATAAAAAAATCTCAAAAAATAATCAGTTGAGACGCCTACTCGGTCAAATTGATTTACAGGAGGCACAAAGCTGTAAAGTAACTGAAAAGAAGTCATATGACTCTCTGCAGGCACAGGTAGGTACGCATAGTCAAGTCGCAGCGGGGTCTCAACGCCTTATAGAAAAGTTGAATAAATTGGGGGATGTTTGCCCCACCTGCGAACAGGAGGTAGATCCGACCTTCAAGCAGGCACTGGTGCAAACCGAAACCAAAAAAGTTACGGATGCGGAGAAAGAAATTGAACGGATTACAGAAGAAATTAGACGAATTAAGAATGACAATTCTGAGTTTGAAAAAGCCCAGAAACTTGAAGCAGATTGGAAAGAGCTTTATCGAAGTATTGACAAGTCTCTTCCGTCGACTTTGTTGGATAAGCAAGAGCTTGAAAGTCGGTTGGCGAGCGTTCGTGCTCAACTACTTGAACGAAAGAGCGAGCTGGAGAACACAGCGAAGGAAAATGAGCGAAGAACACGACACAATACTCGAATAACAGTAATTCAAGAGCAGACAGACGCATTTCTGAAAGAGCTTGCTGAGTTTAAAGACGTACTCGGAAAGCAGGAAGGATTGCTCTCAAACCTTGAAATACTCAAAAAGTCCTTCAGCACGAACGGACTTCTTGCCTACAAGATTGAAAATCTTGTCAAAGAGTTGGAAGAACTGGCGAACACCTATCTAGCGGAGCTTTCCGATGGACGGTTTACTCTTGAATTTGTAGTATCAAATGATAAGTTAAATGTGCAGGTCGAAGACGATGGCAAAATAGTAGATATTCTCGCACTTTCTTCAGGAGAGCTAGCCAGAGTAAATACTGCCACGTTGATTGCTATTCGCAAGCTGATGAGTAGCATCTCGAAGTCTCGACTCAACATACTTTTCTTAGATGAAGTCATCGCAGTCTTGGATGACACAGGGCGTGAGAAGCTGGTAGAAGTTCTTCTCAACGAAGATTTAAACACTTACATAGTCTCTCACGGTTGGACGCACCCACTTCTTGAGAAAAAAGAAGTAGTCAAAGAGGAGAACATAAGTAGACTAGAATGAGGTATTTAATAATTTTATTATTATTAACAGGATGCACACAGCTTCCTCCAAAACCCAGACCACAGTCTTATGACATGGTAACGTTTTGTAAAACATATGGCGGAGTAAAGCATTGTGAGGATCTACCAAGAGACGAAGCAAAAGCTCTTACAATTAGAGAGTATCAACGAATGTTAAATAGAATGGGACGGTTTTAGTGAAAATAATAGGAGTAGCAGAACTTGAAAGTCGGCTAGCAATAGCCAATAAAATCATTGACACCCTCGAAGAAGAGTTGGCTCTGTATAAGCAAAAGTACAGAGATGAAGTTGATAACAATGAGTACAAGATGAAGTATCGTGAGTTACTTGACTGTCATTGGGATCAAAAGATGAAACAAAAAAGCATGACCGAACTGAATTATGATGGAAACCATAATCGAGGAAGGGAGGGAGAAGATGAAGAAAATGGCGTATAACACTATACACGAGCATATGACAACGTATCTAGAAGGTCAGATTGCAAAACACACAATCAATGCACAGGTTTTTATGAAAAACCCAGTAGGTGTGGCAGAACACCCAGATACAATGGCAACAATAGAAGAAGAACTCGGAAAGATAGCAGAGTACGAAGATAAGTTAAATGCTCTTAACTCTATCGGCTATGACTATAACGAATAATGGTTGATAGTAGAGCAAAAGGTGCTCGTGGAGAGTACCTAGTACGAGACTTATTGAGAGATCATACAAATCTTCAGTTTGAGAGAGTGCCAATGTCAGGCGCACTAGAATATCTCAAGGGAGATTTGTATGTTCCGAACGAGAGAAACCACTTCTGTATAGAAGTAAAAAACTATGCAGATAGTCCCCTTTCGGACAAAATACTCTCACAGACAAAAACAAACAACTTGTTGCGGTGGTGGAGAAAGCTGGTTACACAGGCATTAGCAGGGAAACAACGTCCCTTACTGTTTTTTAAGTACAACAGATCAAAGATATATGTCGGTACAGAAACAAAACCAGAGTACACAAGTTACATTTATGTTAGCGACATAAACTGCTACATTTGTATCGCAGAACAGTGGCTAGAAAAAGAAGAGGTAGAATTTATAAATGGCTCTTAGTTTTAATTCACAGAGAAAGGAAGGAACACTTATAGTTGACGCACTCAATCTAGCGTTCCGATGGAAACACCAAGGCAGGACAGATTTCCGATATGAGTACGAAAAGACAGTAAAAAGCCTAGCAGACTCATATAAGTGCGAAAATGTCATAATGACAGCAGATGGCGGCTCTTCTAGCTATCGAAGGGACATCCTGCCTGACTACAAGCAGAACAGAAAAGATAAGTATGCAACTCAAACGGAAGAAGAAAAAATTGCGTTTGAAGAGTTTTTCGAAGAGTATCAGGCAACACTAGAACTGATGGAGGAGTCGTTTCCCTTGCTTCGTTTTGAAGGAGTAGAGGCAGACGATATCGCTGCACATCTAGTGAAGTACAAAGATAAGTACGGTCTTGGTAGTATTTGGCTAATATCGAGCGACAGAGACTGGGATCTACTCATACAAGATAATGTGAGCAGATTCTCCTATGTCAACAGAAAAGAAGTAAAAATAGAAAACTGGCACGACCATTATGAAGTGACACCTGAGCAATATATCTCGCTAAAATGCCTCACAGGAGATAAAGGAGATAATGTTCCAGGAATCACAGGTATTGGGCCAAAGAGGGCAGCTAGTCTTATAACAGAGTATGGCGATGCTTTGACTATCTACGATTCTTTACCATTACCCAGTAAGTATAAGCATATCCAAGAACTCAATGCAAGTGGGGAGCGAATACTCCAAAACTACGAGTTGATGGATCTTATGTCTTACTGCGATGATGCTATAGGAGCAAGCAATATAGCGGGAATAGAGGAGAAAATTGCGTGTTAATTGATTACAAAAGAGATAACTACCTGTCGGAGTTTAGTCACAAAACTCTGCAGGATAGGTATTTGATAGCGGGAGAAACCTCTCCACAGGATGCGTTTGCACGGGCAGCAAGAGCATTTTCAGACAACGATGCCCATGCACAAAGGTTGTATGACTATGCTAGTAAACTTTGGTTTATGTTTTCTACTCCTATACTTTCTAATGGTGGGACAGCCCGTGGGTTGCCTATTAGCTGCTTTCTTAATTATATTGAGGACAGTCGAACGGGGCTCACGGGACACTACACTGAAAACGCTTTTCTTTCTAGTGTGGGCGGTGGCGTTGGTGGGTCTTGGTCAGATGTACGTTCTGTAGGATCAAAAACTTCAAACGGCTCTGAAAGCACAGGAGTCATTCCATTCATGAAAGTTGTGGACGCAGAGATGTTGGCGTTTTCACAGGGAGTAACAAGGAGAGGCAGCTATGCCGCATATTTGGACATATCTCACCCAGAAATTGAAGAGTTTTTGGATGTACGTAAACCTACAGGCGGTGATATTAACAGAAAGTCTGTTAATCTTCATCATGGTGTTGTTATTAGCGACAAATTTATGGAGCTAATAGAGCAGGCAACAAGAGAACCTGGCTTTGATGACTCTTGGGATTTGATAGACCCACACACAAAACAAGTAATAAAAACAGTCTCTGCAAAGACTCTGTGGGTGAAACTTATCCAAAATCGTGTTGAAACTGGAGAACCTTACATAATGTTTGGGGATACAGTAAATGCAGCACTCCCACAGTTTCAAAAAGATATGGGACTCTCAGTGCACCATTCAAACTTATGTTCTGAGATCACACTTCCTACAAACGAGGGAAGAACAGCAGTATGCTGTCTATCAAGTGTAAACTTGGAAGAGTTTGACGAGTGGAAAAATAATAAAGATTTTATACCTGATCTGATTCGTATGCTAGATAATGTAATTAGTTACTTTGTCAGCCATGCGCCTGCACAGCTTGAAAAAGCAAAAACAAGTGCAGAGCAAGAAAGAAGTCTCGGATTAGGTGCAATGGGCTTTCACGCCTATCTGCAAAGAAGAAATGTTCCGTTTGAAAGTCCTATGGCTATCGGAGCAAACAAAATGATGTTTGAACACATCAAGAAGGAGGCAAAAAATGCAAGCGACCAGCTTTGTAAAGAACGTGGCCCTTGTCATGATGGATATCATGCTGGTGTCCGTAATGCTCATCTTTTGGCTGTGGCTCCTAACGCTAGCAGTAGTATTATCTGTGGGAATACTTCTCCCAGTATTGAGCCTTATAGGGCTAACGCGTTTACGCAAAAAACTAAGTCTGGATCTTCCTTACTGAAGAATGAGTATTTAGAGCACGCTCTTCAGGAGTTAGACCAAGATACTGATGAAGTTTGGAAAAGTATCATAACAAACAACGGATCAGTACAACATCTAGATTTCCTAGATGACTGGACAAAAGACGTATTTAAGACTGCCGTAGAAATAGATCAGAGATGGATAATCGAGATGGCAGCAGATAGACAGAAAGAAATTTGTCAAAGTCAGTCTTTGAATGTATTCTTTCCAGCGAATGTGTCAAAACAAGAGCTACACGCTATACACATGATGGCATGGAAGAAGAAAGTAAAGACTCTATACTATCTTAGAAGTGAAGCTATAAAGAGAGCAGAGACAGTATCAGATGAAGCGCTTAGGCAGTATATATTTGATAGTATGGATGACGAAGGCTGTTTGGCCTGTGAGGGCTAAACTATGGAGATTGTGGGCGAAGTCATTAGGAGAAAAAGGCTCTGATGACTCACGCGAAGCAGATTTAATAGCAATTATAAGAAGCATAGTTGTATTAGTAAATTTTATAACTTGCTTCTTTATAATTTCAGGAGTGATACACCACTGGTAGAGAAACAGAATGAGTTTATTGGCAGAAAGAGAATATTACAAGCCCTTTAACTATCCTTGGGCTTTTGAACACTATAAGACGCAACAGCATATGCACTGGCTTCCTGATGAAGTCAATCTTGCAGATGATTTGCGTGACTATAGAGAAAAACTAACACCTGAGAATAAGAAACTTATAAGTCAAATCTTTAGGTTTTTTACTCAAGCAGATGTAGACGTTTGCTGTGGGTATGCAAAGCATTACTTACCTACATTCAAACAACCTGAAGTGCGAATGATGCTTTCGGCTTTTGCCGCAATGGAGGCAGTACATCAGGAAGCGTATTCTTTGCTTTTGGAAACGCTAGGTTTTGGTGATGAAGAATATCAAAAATTCTTTGAACACAAGGAAATGTTAGCAAAACATGAGCACTTGAATAATTTTGGTATGAAAACTGAGATGGATATCGCAAAGACTATGGCTATCTATTCAGCGTTCACCGAGGGGGTGCAGCTATTTAGTAGTTTTGCTATCTTGTTGAACTTTCCTCGACATAACCTTATGAAAGGCATGGGTCAAATTGTCACATGGTCTGTGCGAGATGAAACATTGCACGTTGAAGGAATGTCGCAACTTTTTCGTACTTTCATAAAAGAAAACCCAGACCTATGGACAGATGATCTAAAGTATGAGATCTATTGTGCGGCAGAGCGCACTGTAGAGCTAGAAGATGCTTTTATTGATTTGTGTTTTGAGAATGCAGAAGTGCCTGATCTAACTGCAAAGGAGATAAAAGATTATATTCGTTATATTGCAGATCGAAGGCTTTTGGGTCTTGGATTGAAAAAAATATTTGGGAGTGAGGACAACCCGTTACCATGGCTAGATTATATGCTGAACGGTGTTGAACACACTAATTTCTTTGAAAATCGTGCTACTGAGTACGCTCGTGCAAGCACAACAGGAAACTGGCAGGATATCTTTAAATGAAATTTGAATTTGACGTAGATCAAGTAAATGTGATTCTCTCAGGTTTAGGGGAGCTTCCCGCTAAACTAAGTATGGATCTAATTACTAGCATACACAAGCAGGCTGAGAAACAAATGCAGCCTGAAATGAAACTTGA